CGCTGCCTTCATTGACTTGTGGGACAGAGTTTATACGCAAAACAAGTTGAAGAAGCCCTTGACTTCGCACCTTATGCGTAAGACGCTTGGTAAGATTGGTGAGTACTGGCGATTTCTCCTTATCGCCTTGATTATCGATGTCGTGATTTTCACGTCTTGTTCTCTGTTAGGTGTTAAGACTTTCCCTATCTGTACATTACTGTTCTCTGCTTCCTTACTCATCATAGAAACAAAGAGTCTCATTGAACATGCAAGAGAGAGAAAGAGCACTGCTGCTGATATGCAGCGCATCATTCAGTCAGTAGTTAGTGCAGCTTCAGATAGAGATGCTAAGAAAGTCATTCAGTATGTCGCTGACTACATTGGTGAAGAGAAAAATGTAAATCAAAAAATAGAAGAATAGTATGGCAAACTTTACACTTGCGGAGCTGGTGCAGTCCAGTACCGCTGAACAACTCAAGATAAGCAATAACCCTCCTTCTATCGTAAAGGTTCACCTTACCGAGACGATTACCCTCTTAGAGAGTATTCGTTCTGAATGGGGTAAGTATTGTGAGCGTCACAAAATCGAGAACCCTGCTATCCGTGTAACAAGTGGCTACCGCTCACCAGAACTGAACAAGGCTGTAGGAGGTGTGAAAAACTCTGCACATGTAGAGGGCTACGCTGCTGACTTGCAACCTGTCAATGGTAAGCAGGCAGAGTTTGAACGTTTCATGGCTAACGAGTTCTCCAAAATGGGGTACTCCTACGATCAAATTATCGTAGAAAGAAGTAAGACTTCTCGATGGGTACATGTCGCTTACAAGAATGCCGACGGCAAGCAAAGAAGACAATGTTTCAAACTTAAAGTGTAACAAAGTGAGGAAAAAAACTCCCTCACCTAAATCGAAAAAGGTATGAATAGACTTATAGATACATCGTGTAAACTGTTAATTTGCGTCCTTATAACGATGTGCGTTGGCTGTCGGACTAAGAAGTCAATTGCAATTGAAAGCATCAAGCAAACGTATAATAGTGAGCAGGTGACAACGGAACGAAACGAAAAGCATATATCGCTCATCGACACAACTAACATCGACGAACTAACAAGTGTCATACGTGAGTTCGTTTTTGAAGTCCCTTGCCTAGTGGATAGTTTTGCTACCGACACAAATGTCGGGAGCGAAGTGCCAATGGTTGAATATAAAGCCGACGGCAGCATCATAATTAATCGTGGTTTGAAATCGATTAAAGAGCGAATTGAAAGCCGCAGAAACGAAAAGAGAGGACTGTCAGAGAAAAAGGATAGTGCTGCTAACAAGCAGACTAATACGAAAGTCAACTTCACTGAAAACAAAAAACATAAAGATAAGCACGTTGATCAGGTACAGATAGCAGAACCTTTCAGATGGTGGCAAATTATAATGGGCTTGCTTGTGTTATCTATTGTTGTCTTTGGGCTAAAGTTTAAGCCAAGTATAAAAGGCTTCCTTCTCAAGATTTTCAACAGAAGAAAATAAACGTGTTTGATGAAGCACATCAAGGTATATATATCAGAAAGTCGCACGAAGGATAATCGCTTCGTACAAGCTTCTATCCGTGGCATCGAAGACAATACGGGTGAGAGTTATTCATCCTCTCACCCTAAACTTCTTCAAGATATCATCTGTCATGCTCTATCTCTTGCGCATGGTGTCGAGGTAGAGGGTAACAACGCATTTACTTATACATTCCCATTCAAGCTATCTTAATATGGCGATAGAAAAACTCTACTTAGAACATAAACAGACAGGCGGTCGGTTGACCGCTGATGAGTTTAACAAGTTGCCCGAAAAGGTCAATGAGTTAATCGACGCACAGAACTCTGAGGAGGACCGTGTGAAGAAGACGATTGCAAAGAACCGTCCTACGCTCGGACAGATTTCAAATGTAAATACTGAGGTTGACGAACTCACCTCCGAGACGTGTGTACTCGTATGGAACGGTGATCAGTGGGTTCCAATGAAGTTGTCTGAACTCCCTGTTGGGCAAGGTGGCGGAGGACAACAGCAATCTATTCTCTATTACTTACGTGCTGTCAATCAGTCTCCTTCTACTACTCTCTCTGCATCTAAGTCAGCAGGTGAGTGCGCTATTAAGTTTATGTTTATCTCTCGCACTAAGGACGTCGGACAGAGCGATTTTATCGACACGGGAGAATGGGGAACATACGAAATTTTCGCTAAGGCTGGAGATGGTACGTTCGTAAGTAAGGCTCGTGGTAGATGTCAGTCTAATACGATTACCACTGTTGATGTATTCAAGTTCTTAGAGAGCGGACAAAATAACATCATGGTGAAGATTACAGGTGAGGTGACGGGGCAAACCTCCCCTGCGTTAGTGTATTCGATTACGCTGTCTGCCCTCTTCCTCTCAATATCAGAATTTAACTGGTGGAAGGCGTACCAAGGTGATATTGTATTACCTTGCTACATCAGCGGTAACATCAGTAAGACACTACACGTGAAGATTACAGGTGAAGGCTACGAGCAGACGTATGAGCGACAGTTCGGAACTGCAACCTATACATCTTCGCCTGTCGCTTACACCGTTCCATTTACGAATAAGACAGGTCTTTTCCATCTATCTGCTTGGCTGTCTAATGAAGACAACACCGTCCAGACTACTCCTGTAGGCTATGACTTTATGGCGGTAGCAAACAATGAGGCTGTGAAGATGGTTGTTGTGAATAACAAGGCAGAGAAACTTCTTAACTGGTACGAGAATAAGGTACTGGAATATGCAGTATATGACGGCAAGGCGGTAACGACACCACTCTCAATCTTGATGAAGAAGGATAATGAGGTGCTGCAAGAGAATGTATCAGAGAATACATTGACACAGACAAAAATGCAGTACACACTTTCTCTTGAGGTTGAGACTATAGATAACTCCGACTTTACTGCGTTAATCGGTTTCAGAACTCACCCAACGGATGAGGTGCGTTTGCGTGATGCAATTCCATTCCCTGTGGATAACTCACAAGGTTACTCTGCAACAGCTGGAGCTGTATTCTATTTCAATGCAAAGAATAGAAATAACACCGACACCGACCGCAACATTCTCCGCAATCTTATCAATTCAGATCATATCGGTTCTGAGTGGCAGAACGTTGCCTTCTCTCGTGACGGCTGGGTAACTGATGATGAGGGCGCACGCACATTGCGCTTGCTCGCTGGTTCTCGATTGACTATCGATTACAAACCATTCGCCAAGGAAGCAGCACAAAGCGGTAAGACCATTGAGATAGACTATCAGATTAACAATACGTCTGATTACGATACAGAGTGTATCTCTATCGCTATGCCTTATCAGAAGGGGTATATCGGATTGAAGGTTAAGCCGTCTTCTATTATGTTCGCAACTCGTAGCGAGCGCAATCCTGATGTTCAGGCGATGAATACAGATGACGGTGTGCGTCTTCGTCTTGCTCTCGTGATTAGTCCTAAGAAGTACACCTACGTCTTAAATAACAACACGTATTATCTTAACCTCGTCTATCTCTATATAGACGGTGTAGAAGCTCGTAAGTTTGCCTACTTGCTTACAGACTCTATGCAGATAGGTTCAGGTGGTGGTATCGTTATAGGTTCTGACAAGGCTGATGTTGATTTGTATTCTATTCGTATATATGACAGCGCAATGGATGCAGCTAACGTGCATCAGGACTATATCAACGCCTTGTCGACCGTAGGTGAGAAAAGTGCCGAGAAGTTGGACAATGATATATACGACACGCTCGGTACCACAGTTGACTTTGACAAAGTGCGTGGCAAGGTCAACGTATTTACTTTTGACAAACCATTGCCTGCGTATGAATATGGTAAATCATACAAGCCTAAAGGCACGTTGGAAATCTATCCGAAAGATGGCAATACGAACCTTAACCGCTTGACGATTACCAATCTTCAACTGCAAGGTCAGGGTACTTCATCAATGCTCTATTACCTATGGAACTGGAAAGCGAAGGTAGCTAAAGATACGACTATCGTATATGAGGACGGACTGACGGAACAGAAGAAGTTTGAACTGTTCAAAAACCTACCTAAAATCTCTAAACTGACAGCGAAGAAGAATATCGCTTCTTCTATGCAATATCACAAGTTAGGTTCTGTAAACTCATATACCGACCTATGGAAGGCGGTAGGATTAACAAACGAGGGAATCGAGCAGGATAGCGAAGCGCGAGTGTCTATTTACCAAGAGACATTCGTAGGATTCTACAAGGAAACAGCCGAGGACGGAACTGTGACATATAAGTTTGTCGGTCTCTTTACTATAGGTCCAGATAAAGGTGATGCAGCCACCTTTGGATATGACAAGGACCTTTTTCCCGACCTCTTATCTATCGAAGGTTCTGATAACTCGCCACGCTTGACACTCTTTCAAGTCCCTTGGGATAAACGACGCATTCGCTACAATGCGGAGGAGGAAGCGTATCAGTACCAAGTCTCTGAACTCTCTTGGGAGAATTGTTGGGACTTAGATTATGCTGACCTCCCTGCTGATGATAAGGCAACAGCAGACAATGAGACTCGACAGAGAGCAGAGCAGCTCGTAGAGTCGTATATCACAGCTTATAATATCATCTATTCGTGCAATACATTCATTGAGCCTTTCAATGGAACGCTTGACGAGTTGAACGCTGATCCACGCTCAACACACATTGAGTATTGGATTGCAAAGGCTGGTGATGAAAACCAATACAACCTATACTATTACGATAGCTTGTATAAGAAGTTCTGCCCTTCAACACTTGATAGCGGTGTGTCGGTTGTAAATCTTCGTCAGCAGTTGGTCGGAGATAAGTACGGACTAACTGAAACGATATTTAGCTCAGTTAGTGACGCATCCCAGCTCAATGAGTTATTCAAGGCAGCACGTATTCAGAAGCTCCGTGCTGAGCAGCCACAGGACTGGGACATCATGGACCTTCTTTTTCATCAACTATACGTAGAAACAACAGCAGCAACGGATAACTGTGCGAAAAACATTTATCCGTATAACTTTAACAAAGAATAGAAATGGCAAAGAGTAAATGGAAATTCCGTCAGGATGACCTTGATACTATCCTGACAGTAATCAACCAAGGTTTAATGAAGAAGCCCTACTGGGTAGAGTTCCACGACACCTATGCTGACGGTACGCCTGTATGGAATGGCGAGAAGTCTGTGTTGTGGAACTTAATGGAACAAGCGTACCCAGAGGAGCGTGCGCAGATGATGCGTCGTATGCTTGCGAAGATGGAGGAACTGGGAGGACTTCAAAAAGGTACGCACCAGCAGAAACTCTTTGCATACTTCGAGAGGTATTACTTCTCTGTAATTGATAACTTCTCATCTATGCTCTACAATGAGGATGGCAAGATGTATGAAAAAATGAAGCTCGCTATGCTGCAAGGTAAGTACACTAACGACACCGACCCACTGGGTCAGTCGCTCGGTGATGGTAAGTCGCCTGAGGTTGCTTGGGTGAAGAAGCGCATCCAATACCTTATGTCTAAGTATTCCTTTGGTGAGTACGATGCAAAGACTGCTGAAGGTGCAATTACTGTTCGTACCTCTGCACAGGCGGACGCTACGACTAACTCTATTACATTACGCTTGACTCCTGCAATGAAGCTGTACCCTACAATCGCATACGGTACCACAATCATGCGTGGTGCTCGCACGGATGCTGGTAAGCCGTGTGAGATAGTCGTAGATATTAACGGCACCAGTGACCAGCAGCTCTCGGTCAAGTCTGCCGACTACCTGCTCGATATAGGCGATTGGAGTTCGTATGTAATTAACGGTGCGCTATCAATCATTGGTAAGCGATTGAAGCGTCTGAAATTAGGTGATGAGAACGAGCAGAACGTAAAGATACTCATATCTTCGCTTACGCTCGGTAACACCACCTCGTTAGAGGAAGTTGATATTCAGAATATATCTACGCTCGGAGGTTCGCTTGATATGCGTAGTAACTTCCGTCTGCGTAAGTTCCTCGCTGGTGGTTCCTCGCTAACCGAAGCACACTTCGCTGATGGTGGTGCACTCGAAGAAGTCGACTATCCTGCTTCCACATCATACGTGGAATTAAAGAATCTCGACAAGCTCACCAATGAGAAGTGTAACACCGAAGGTTGCGCTCCTAACGTTATGAGTTACTTCGTGAGCGGTTGCGACAATCTCCAGCCTATTAAGATGCTCATTGGAATTATGGATGCACAAGTAGGGCAAGTTCCTCATGCTCTGCGTTACGTGCGCTGTGTTGGCTTTAATGAGACCTTCACGGACGGAAGAACCTTTGATAAGCTGTCTCAGCTTGTAGACGGTACTTACCAAGGAATCGACGCAGAGGGTCAATACGGCAATGACCCTTATCCTGTGCTTGACGGTACAATCAACCTCACCACTGGTGCATATCGTGATACTTACGATGCGCTGATGCAACACTACCCAAAACTTAATTTAAACATTGCTAAATGGTGGATAAGGTTTGAAGACCCAGAGGTGAAGCGCATCTGCGTGGAGAACTGGGATAAAGACGGTGACGGAGAGCTAAGTATGGAGGAAGCAGCTGCCGTTAGTTCCATCGGGACTATGTTCTCAAATAAAGAATTTACTTCACTAAGAGAGATTGGATTTTTCGGAGCAAGTGAATTAGCAAAAGGAGCCTTCAAAAATGTTGTTGTATCAGGAATATTAATCTACCCGAGCAGCTGTAGAGCGGTGTCAGAGAGTTGTTTTTTCCACGCTACTATTGATACGATAGATATACCTGCGTCTGTCACATATTTAGCTGGCACGTGTTTTCATAGTAGTAAAACAAAGAATATAATTTTTCGCTCTAAAACCCCTCCTAAGTTATATGGCTATCAAGAATTTGGTGGGAATATACGTATGAGAAAAGTCTATGTTCCTGACGAATCCATTGAACTATATCGTACAAAATGGGGTAATTGGATGCCTTTTGCTCCTCTCAGCGAGTATCAAGGATGATACTCACTAAGAGGTAGAATTTCACCTAAGTAACCTTGCATAGCTCGACTATTCCATTTAGTGCTTTGCTTGTATGTTTCGACTAAATGAGGAGCTACATAAAGAGTGTCTATTCTTGCATAAAGAATACCCCAATATTTTATTGTGTCGATATAGTTACTGCCCTTGAGAACTAAGTTCTTTATTCTTGCACTATTGAATGAAAGCTCATCAATTACTGTGATAGAAGAAGGAATAATTACATTTTCTCCTTGACTAAAACGAAACATAGAATGTGAAACTATGGTTAGTCCCTCTGGTAGCTCTATAGTTCCAAAAGTAGTATTTTTAAACATTTCTCTTTCATTCCTCAATGAAGTGAAGTATCGAAGTTCTGCAAAGCCTTTTATTGTTCGGTTTTGAAACTTAGTCCCGATGGAACCCTTACCTAAACGCTCTTCGTATCTCCTTGTTAATAGTTGTGTCTTTCACCGCTGAATACACCTGCGTTGTCTTGATGCTCTGATGCCCTAATATATGTTGTATAATAGGTAAGCTCACACCCTTACTCAGTAGCACAGTAGCACACGTATGCCTGGCACAGTGAAAAGTAATGTGCCTATGTATTTTGAATCGCTTAAGCACACGCTTCAGTATCAAGTTACAGCGTGCGTTACAAGGTAGTTGAAACAGCTTACCAGTAGTGGTTTTGTTCTCTTGTATCATTGTTGCTGCCTTGCCTCCAAACATCTTAGAGATAGGTATTCGTACCTCGTGGTCTGTCTTCTGCATTCGCATCACAACCCACTTGTTCCGATAGATGTTCTTAATGTGCTGCTTAGTTACTTGCACGATATCCGAGAATCGAAGACCAGAATAGACGCTGAATAGAAAACCTTTAACTACCTTCCTCTCCTCTTCTGTCAATTCTGCCTTCTCCTCCTTATCTTCGATCCTCCTCAGTTCTCTTTCTGTCAGCGATTGCTTCTGCACATTCTCCGTCTTGATATGATACTTGCGAAAAGGATAGACAGTCATCAGTTCCTCGTCGATAGCAAGATTGACGAATCGACGAAAAATCTTCATAAACTTAGCTATGGTATTAATCGCATACCCTACATTCTTTAGGAAGTTCTCGAAGTCGCATATACATTTATAATCAATCTGAGCGAAGGTCATATCTTTCTTAAACCGCCTTAGTACTGCCAGCGCAGCCTTATGATTTGCAATCGTCCCAGCTGTATATGTTTCCTTGTCAATCTCACTTTCCAT